TACAACAGAAACAACTACAAAGATTGTAGAAACCATTCGCCAAGTTGAATATACAACTGGCACATCTTATACTGTAACTGGAACGAATATTAATATTCCTGGAACTCCTGCAGCAGGAGCAAACTATAGTATTATGACTCAAGGTGCTCCATTTCAATTCAGTGAGACCATATTAGGCACTGGAGTGGCCAAAGAAACATGGATAGACAGAACAACAGAACAACAATCTACCACAAACTCGGTTTCTGTATTTACCCAATAATAATCCTTTTACTGACTGCATCAGGTAGAGCACAACAAGCACCAAGTAACACTAATATTGCAGGACCTTCAGCATCTGCTACTGGCAACGTAACAAACCAGGCAGTACAGGTTCTTCAGGGTCCTTATGCTATGAATACATATGGTGGTGGTGTTTCTTGTCAGGGTCCAACAATGAGTTTATCCCCATTCATATTAGGAAATATGAATGGTAGTGCTGACCCAGAAGCATTTCAAACACATAATGGTAATGCTGGTGTCAGTATGGGATTTAACTTTCCATTAGATGGTAGTTTAACTGAACTATGTAAGGAAAGAGCAAGAACAGAAATTGCTAGACAACAAGCAGAGACAGATAAAGCACGTTTAGATTTTGAATTAGTTAGATTATTGAAATGTGGTGAGGCATATAAGAATGGAATAATGTTCCACCCAGAAAGTCCTTATTATAAAACTTGTGCTGACGTAGTTGTAAAATACCCTAAAGTTGAGGATGTAGTGAATGGAACCAATAGAACTAATTGATAATCCAAACTTAAGACCTTTAATCGGAAATAATCTGATTAAAATTCCAAATCCAAACACTAACAGAATTGCTGGTCCTTCTGTAATTTCAGCGATAGATAGACCAGCACTTCGTGGTGTTGAAGCACCAGTAGTTCGTGGATTAGAAGTTCCCATTGTTGATGTTCCAAATACAGCAATTAAATATCCAGTTATTAATGTCCCAACTCAAGCAGAGTTTGATGCTGCAGTAAATGCAGAGCGTCAAAAGCAAGCACAAGAAGAGAAACCAAAAGAGAGAGGATTACCTGATACTACCCCCCCTCCTCAACTACCTCAAGTTGCTCAAACCCCCCCCTCTCAAACCCCTACACCTACTCCAGTTGTAGAAGTCCCAACAGATAAACCTCAACCTACTTTTACTCTCGGTGGAATCGATATTAATTTACCTGACCCTTCTCTTGTTGCTACAGCTGGTGCTGTCGCAGTAGTTACAACTGCTGCTACGATAGCATCAACAACAGTTCTCAATGCATTAAAAAATGCCGCTGAACCAATGATTAAAGAAGCAACCAAGAATAAGTTTAAAATTAAAATCAAACAAGTCAAACCTGTTCTTCACTATGTAATGGCAGAAGGAGGTCACATTGATATATTTGAATATTCCGCAGAAGGAACTCGTCTTGTAGAACAAGTAACTAATATAGAGCAATACATTCGGGACCAAGTTGAAATCAATGCTCTCTATGAAATTGATAACAAGATTATTATTGATGATGTGATAAAAGACAAATTCACAAAAGAAGGCAAAGAAAGATTTAAATCCCTCTTTGCCCCTGCTAAGAAAATTGCTAAGAAACTATCTGCTAGATTATCTTTCTAAAAATCTAAATTAGAAATAAACCAAGTAATAATAGCTGCTGGTATGTAAGCAATTACATTGTATAAGGAATCGAGAAGGAAGTTATTAAATCCTGATTCTTTTTTTTCTTCTTTTTTTTCTTCTTTAGACTTTTGTATTGTTTGAGTCATTTTTTTTCCTTAGATGAAAAGCAGCATCACCAAGAAATGAACCTACAGCAAGACTAAGAACTTGAGCATAAGCATCTTTACTTGTACTTTCAAGTTCTACTTGACCTTCTGTAAGAATACCTACAGATTCCACTGCTGAAATCATAAAGGCACTCCAGACAATTAAAAATAATCTAACAAGATGAAAGTAAATCACTTTTTCCTTTTTTCTAACAAGGCATTAAAATCTTTTTTCTTTGTACCACCATCATATTCCCAAGCATATCCTTCTACAATCATTTGATTATTGATAGATACTTCTTCTCCATTGATATACAGATGTCCGATGATACGACCGTACTTCTCTGTGCTATCTGGAAGTTCTGTTTTGATGAGAATATCCTTAGCAAACTCTAGTCTGTGCTTGAGCCAATCTTTAACTTCGAGACCAAGTTTCTTTTCATACGCATCAGTTGTTCTGCTCTCTGGGGTATCGATACCAGCAAGACGAATTCGCTTAGTAAGGGAGATATCAAAACCCAAATCAATGTCAGCGTCAATAGTGTCACCATCTACAACCTTGTGAACGGAGCGTATTCTATAGACGTAAGGATCTTTGTCAGCCATTAGAATGGTAATTGAAACTTCCCTGTATTTAGTTTAGGAATAGGTAGTTTTTCAAATGCTTTGCTGACTTGTTTCTCAACAACAGCACCTACAAACTCTTCGGGGTTATCTAAAATCTTCTGTGCTTTCTGGTATGTTACATAAGCACCATAACAAAGTGCTCCGCTAATTGCCAGACTTGTTGCTGATAGAATGATTGCTAGGTTCTTCATTTTTCATTTCCTCGTATGCTAATTTTAGTATGTAGTAAATTACATATAGTGTAAAGATAAGACCAGACCCTAATATTACAACAACTCCCCACGGAAATTCCATCAATACTTACCTTCGGTACAATACTCTACTTTTTTATTTGGATGATATGGGTACTTACCTTCTTGAGGTTTCATCCACCCACACCCAATTAACCAATCCATAGTCATAGGGGTTGGTCTAATTTGGTCCCACAGAGGACCTTTGGCACACATCTCCAACTTATCAGCTGTTACATTGGATTGTTCCTCTGCCCAATTAGCATCTGCTTCCCAAGGAACAGCACGACTTTGCATCATAGACTCATAAGTTAGTCTTGTAGTCTTCATAATCCAAGCAGGTATCTCACTATCCTGATGAACTTGTGCCATAAATGAAGTTTGCAATCCTCCACCCATACAATCCTGAACTGTATGCCACCCTTCGTGTCTCATTGTTCCTAAAAACTCTCTAGGATCTTTAAGAAGAGTTTCATTAACAAAGAAACGATTGTAGTTTGGTTTATATAATCCTACTGTTCTTGGAGTAAAATATCTTTCTGGTGCAACATAGACAGGAACATTTACACCATCAAGAGCAATAATAATTCTTTTTAGTTCTTCCCTAAATGGGTCAAAGTCTGGATTTTTTAATAATTCAGAATCTACTGTGAGTTTTTCTATTCCTTCAGTACATTCTAAAAGTATCATACAACCCATTGCTTCTGTACTATAGGGTCTTACTGTTGGTTGTTGTTTAAGTATTTTTTCTGCATTCGCAGGTAAAATTAAACTTAATGATAAACCGATTGCTGTGAGGAATTTTTTCATTCATCCCACCATCCTTCTTGTTTATGTATCCAGACTTTCAAATCCTTTACATACTTTCTCAAGATCTGGGCCTGTTCTTCATGCCAAAAATCACCCGTCTCCATAAAAAGACGGGTGTGATTGTCTATTGCTTTGAGTATCTGATGGATTGGAGCATTCCAACACTCCCGTTTAGGGGTGTTCCATTCTCGTGGCACGGTATTACAAGCGAGTGAACTTCATTATAACGAAAGTATTCCAACTGACAATTGCCAGGACTAATTTCAGCATATCCAACTATCATAAAAGCGATAAAATCTATCACTTTTTCTTGCCACCATTCTTTGCCTTTTTGGCATTTGCATTACCAGAATTCTGCTTTTTATTATTAGCAGATCCAACACTACCTTTCTTACCTTTGTTTGCTGACTTAGACATTATGCTGCACCTGTGCGTGGTTGTACTTGACCCTCTAAAACTTCGACTCTTTCTTCAAGAGATGGATCTATTGAAGCAAGTTCTGTAGCAGGGGGTTCTGGTGGTGCCTCTACAATCTCTTCTTTTTTTGGTTCGCCTTTCTTTTCATCTTCGTCATCACCACCTTTCTTCATTGTATTGATGCCAAAAGTGGCAGCAGATGCAGTGAAGACTGTTGCAATAAATGTGGGGTCCATCTTAGATAGAGTACCCGCATAACTTGCAGTAAGAAGAGCAGCAGACCAACCCAAGATACATATACGAATTAATTGTCCCATGGCATTTTCGTTTTTCTTGTTAGGCATTTTCTTTTGTGAATAGGGTTAACCTTTTTTCCAAGATTCACCTTCTGCCTTTCTTCTACGAGCAAGTCCTGCTTCTACATTTGAACCAGGATTACGGTAGAGATAAAGAGCATCGGGAACTAAGTCCCATTCTTTATTCTTCAGTCTTTTAGTGATAGTATTAAAATCGCCAGAACCATAAAAACCAGCACCAAGATTATAAGCAAAAGAAAGTAGGGCACCTCTTTTACCGTCAGACATTTCATTCCAGTGAGGAATTTTACGAAGTGATGGAAGAAACTCTTTCTTACACTGCTCAATTAAGAGTTCATCTGCTTCTGCTTGAGTAAGCGTATCTCCCATATGGAATGGAGATCCATCTTTCTTACGAGTAGTTCCCCAACCAATTGTGATTGGAAGTCCACCAGATAGAGGATCGGGATACGCCTTTAGATGACATCCCTCAAACTCTTTGATGAGTTTTAGACCCATCATAGGCATATCATCACCACCTGCCACAGATGCTACTGGAGCGGCAGCAGACGCTGGTGCTGGTGCCGCATTACCCTTTTTTCCTCTATAGATCTCCGCCCAATCAATATTATCTTCTAGATATTTGACTGGAAGGTTATCTTCCAACCATTGAACTGCTTTCACATGGTTGGGATTCTTCTCATCGTAGAACTTAAAGAAGTTATGTAAATCGATTCTTGCCATTGTTTTCTCCGAAATAGCGTTGATAAAGTTCGTTTGCTTCTACATGCTTACCATGATTTGTTAAATCTTTGATACGCTGCAAAATTTTTCTTTTAAAATTAATCGAAAATTCTCCCCCATCCATCATTTCCTCCTGGACACCAACGGTGCTTAAGAACTGCTTTGGTGTAAATGGTCTTCTTACCATTTGTCACAGGTCCAGTATAGTTATCATTGAGGGAACCATAAGGGTCATTGATATAATATCCTTTACCATCAGGTGTCTTACCAATTACAACACACATGTGCCCACCAGTGGGGGAAGTTAAAGAACCTCGGTGAAGAATGCCAATAACAACTGGATTACCTCTATCAAGGCTTTTATCAATATCACTAAAACTAAGATTATAACTAAAATGCGATTTAATACCATAACCTGACAGAACTTTTGTCTGTACAGCATGGTCAGTTGTATCACCAATTGCAAATACTTTCTTAACATACTCATCATCACCTTTAATACTTCCTGGCTTGAGGAAAGCAAGGCACATAGCACACGATGAACTGTTACAAGTTCTTTGTGCGTCTCTGTAGTTGTCTACTTGGTTGAAGTATGGAACATCAAGGACTGCTGGTGTGGGTGGTTTGGTTCTGAACATACCAATCCACTCTGTTTCGGCGTCATCCATGAATTCGGCAGGTAGGTTGTCTTCCAACCACTGAACTGCCGCTACATGGTTGGCATTACCATCATCATAAAATTTAAAAAAGTTATGAAGATCTAACGTCATTGTTTTTTTATAAACACTGAATATATTTATTAAAAAAGCGTCCCTAGGGACGCTTTGATTATTTTAAATATCAAACAAATTCTTCTTCTAGAATAGTAGATTTAATATAACTATAAACATTTTCGGGGGCAGTCTCTTCATAAGGATCAGAGTCTGCATTATCACGCTGACCATCTTCAACAAACAGTTTTTCAATAATACCGTTATTTACCACAGCAGCGTAACGCCAAGAACGCTCACCGAATCCAAGATTTGACTTGCTAACGAGCATACCCATTGAACGAGTAAAGTATGCATTTCCATCGGGAATTAGTTTTACGTTTTGAATATTTTGATCTTGTGCCCAAGCATTCATTACAAATCCATCATTCACTGAGATGCAGTAAATAGCATCAATACCAAGTGCTTTAAACTCTTCAAACTTCTCTTCAAATCCGGGAAGTTGATATGTAGAGCAAGTGGGAGTGAATGCACCAGGTAGTGAGAAAATCACTACACGCTTGCCATCAAAAAGTTCAGAAGATTTGCGATTTACAAACTCACCAGACTCACGAAATACAAACTCTACTTGTGGAATTTGATAACCTTCTTTACGCATTTTAACCTCCATCAAAATACACCAGGAATAATTTGACCAGTAGTAGCATAAGTACCAATTGCAACAATAACTCCAATCATCGCTGCCCAACCATTAATACGTTCTGCTTTCTCAGTGAAAAGATTTTTCATTTTGTTTCTCCTCTTTTAGTTGTGTTTTGAATAACAATAAATTTGTCTTTTTTTAAGGTGCCAGCGATACAAACTTTAAGTTCATCATCGCTAGACCAGGCACCTTCTTCTACAAGTTGTTGAAGGGCAAGATTAAGTTGCCCAAGCATTCCAGCACTCATCAGTAAGTTTCTGCGACTTTCTCTACAGCATAACCCAGAAGTACAAAAAAAGCAACTGCTGTGAGTGTGAAGATTACTTCAGACATCAGAATACGCCGAAGAAGAAGTTTCCAGTTGCTGCATAAGAAATGATTCCAGCAACAAATCCCATCATTGCCCAACGTCCATTTGCCTGCTCTGCACGTTCTGCATAGGTGAGCATACCATACTTTTCGGCATCGGCGTCAGAAATATACATCACAGGCTCTTTTGCCCACATATTCTGTTGTCCACGATCATTAGTCGTTACAGTCATTTTTCGTTTTATTACGAATTGTTACACAATTATATAGGAAAAAGAAAGGGGTGTCAAGCACCCCAGTGTATCAGATTTTACTGATTTAATCAGAACTTAAAGGTTGTCTGAACCAGAGCACCGAAGGTATCAAGACCATCAGTACCAGTAGGATTGCTCAGGTAGAACACAGCAGGAGTTACAGCAATCTTGTCAGTAACTTGCATCTTGTAATATGCCTCGAAAGCATAGTTGCCATCTTGAGCATTTACATCGTTCTGCTTGGTAACAAAAGTAGGTTGACCAACTGCAAATCCAAGGGCATTACCCTTAGCAAGTACATCCTTCCAAACCAGACCAGTATACCAAGACTGAGAAATGGTATCACCACCTTCAGTATAACCAGAGTTGTTATAACCCCAACCAGCAGAGATAGAGGGTGCCCAACCAGAGGTAGAAGGTTGCCAGTAACCAGCAAGAGAGAACGAGTTGGTCTGACCACCAGTTGTACTATTAGGAAGTGCAGAAGTCAGAGTAGGAGTACCCGAAATACTTACACCATTGTTGGAATAAGTATAAGCACCAGTCAGGTTCCAGTTCTTAGTTGTGTAGGCAAGTTGAGCAGTAGTAGAAGCAGCAGAGTTGCCGTTGAACATACCACCTTCAGCACTATCGCCCTTGTCTGCATCACCAGCAACATAGGCACCACCAAGGGTCCAATTACCTTTCTTAACCGAAGCACCGAAACCACCACCAAGAACCTTGCTGTAGGCACCAGGAGCACCGTTGAACTGGAAGATGTTCAGGATTTTATCAGCAGTGTAGACAGAAGGCCACACAGGCAGAATATCATCTTGACGAACACGAGGACCAGCAGTAATGGTTACATCCTTACCAGCAGGGAACTTGTAGTAAAGGCGATTGATAGCAACTACGTCACCACCATCAGCACCACCAAGATTTTCTTGGAAACCAGCATCCAGTTTGGTGAGAGAAGTAGGTGCAGCACCAAATCCACTATCATCAAAGTTACCAGCACGAAGTTGAGTACGTAGCAGGTCTTTGCCAGTGAAAGATGTATCCAGGTTCAGTTTCACATCATAGTTGAAGGAAACTGCTTCACGAAGAGCATCATAATCATTCTTACGGTCACCACCATACGAAAGACCACCCAGAACCCACTTGGTTTCACCACGCAGTTTGGTAGTGGTAGAGAATTGTTGTGCTTCCAGAGTACCAACTTGTGCTTCCAGTTTATCAACACGACCACGAATTACTGCAAGTTCAGCAGCAAACTCTTTTTGAAGACGATTGAGTTCATCAGTCACTTCAGTAACACGATCCAGGCAAGCATTCAGAAGTGCTGCTGCCTCATAGCGGGTCATTGCCTTACCACCACCGAAGGTGCCGTTAGGATAACCTGCTACACAACCATAACGCTCTACAAGGGCAGAGAGTGCTCCATATGCCCAATCAGAGGGTTGGATATCAGAGAATTGAGTGACACTTGTTGCCTGCTCAGAGGAGTATTGATTGACTGCTGCAATATTAAGGTCTGCTGCGTTCGCAACGGCAGGAGCAATCATACCAAGAGCAACAGGTGCAAGCATCAGTTGTTTGATTTTCATAAAAATTTGTTTTTTGTACTATAGGACAAATGTTAAGAATTACGACAGAATTCTTAAGTACTTATTTAGTGTAATGGATACTTAAGATTCTGTCAAGGGTTTTGTTGGTTAGCAGAATTTTCTGTAATGCGACCCAAGTAAGGATCATAATTCATATGTTCCCGAATATCAATTGTTGCTCCCTGCTGTTCCCAATAATCCAGAAGAGCATCATGTGGAGCTTTATGAAAGATGCTCAAATGTTCCGGATGAATTGCTGATCCCATTTGCAAATTATAAAGAAACAAAGGTATTGTATAAGTCTTACCTGTTTCCAAAATAGTATCTTCAGAAACTGCTCTTGGTTTTACCCCATTATCCAACTTGAATTTATCACTACGAATATGATGTTTCATCATTTTAGAAGCATGATGCCTGCTAATCAAATATATCGCAGCAGAAAAATCATTAATAAATTTAAGATGCAACTTTACATGGATATCGCCCGTACAAATTGTAGTTAATTGCACACAATCCCAATCATAAGGAATCAAAGGAAAAAATTCTGTCCAAGTGAAATTCCAATGTTTTACTATATCAAAATTAACATCATCTTCAAGAATTAAACAATAATCATCATCAGTTTCTTCATAAAAAGTCTTAATTGCCTTGAGGTGAGACATACAACATCCCAATTCATTTTGACTTACGCCATCAGGTATCCTACCCTTTAAATGAGAAGAAACATCATCAACTCTGCCATCAAATCCAGAAATACGAGTATGATTTTTAATATCCCAATATTCAAACTGATTCTCCATATACTCACGACGATGAGTATCAGAATCAAGATTCAACCAGTAGATATGAGGGATACCTTTGAGTTTAAATGTTGATTTATTTTTATCAAGCAGTAATTTTTGTCCATCCATCGGGTATTAAATCTTTAGTATCGTGATCTTTTGTATATCCAGTACCAAACCATTGTGCTGGAGCAATAACTTTCTTATTTTTATTTTGAGATAACCAAGCACCCCACCAAGAGAATGATGAGTTAGCAATGATAAAATCATTACACAAAGTCATCAAACACAAATCAACTCTATTGTCATCATTTTCAGAGATTAAAAATCTATCACCAGAGAAAAGTTTTTGTTCTTTACACCATTTTGGTTCGTCAGAGAAAACAATTACATTACGACTTTCATCAAAATGCTCAAGTGCCTGTTGATAATATTCAAGAGAACATGGTGGATGATTATCACTATTAGTTAAATAATCAGTTCTCCTAACATGAAGGGAAATAGGGTTTTCGACCGAAGAAATCATTTCCTCACAGGGTTTTAAAATTTCATTTTTAAAAGCGAAGTCTTCACGAATATCACTTTCAATGTGTTTGAAATATTTTTCCGATTGAAAGTATCCCTGAAGACTTACGTGATCGGGGCAAAGGTGAAAAAGATCTTTATCAAAATGAAAAAATTTTTCATGTACTACTGGAGAATGTCCATTGTTTAGGAGTCCAATATTTACATTAAGATCAAAAGAATCAAAGAGTTCTGTGCGAAGTTTATTTCCAATACCATCATCAACTACTTGAGTGTGATTTGGAATACAAATATCTGCTCCAATATTTCTTGCAATTCCTTTAAGAGAAGCATATTGAAACATTTGATTGGCGAGTCTTCCCATTCGCCCCAATGCATTAAATCCTATCATTTTAACTGATTTTTACGTATTTTAAGATAGTCCTGATTTTCATAATACTGTACAAGTTGGTTTCTGTCAAATGTTTTAATGATATTCCAAAGTTGCCAATTATTATTAAAGTTTGGATTGCTGAACCAAGAATTATGAGTTCTAGAATGCTCCAAATGATAGACATAATCATTAACTCTACCAATGCGATTTCCAAGAACGCTCATACGATAATAAAACTCATCATCTTCACACCCCCAAGATATGAAGTTTTCATTCATCATATAAGAATTAATGTATTTTTCGCGATTGGCAAACTGAGTCCATCCAATTGTTGAGTTCGAAAGAGATTTATTTTTATCCAATACCGAAATATCAAAAGTTTCAGCAAACTCGTTATAGATTTCTAAAGTATATTCCGTTCTCCACTGATAAATTCCACATCCATAAGGATAAACTATATCTACCTGATTATCCATAATCATATCATATGCCTGGTGGTATGAAGAGATTGGAAGAATACAATCTGCATCATAATTTGCAACAACTTTAGTATCTGCTGCTACTATCAAATCATTCAAAACTTTACTTTTACAAAATAAAGGTTCGTCAGATTCCTCATATAGGAAAACTAGATTGTCAGTGCTAACACGATTTTCAATCTCAGGCAGAGCTCTAGACCTAAACGTAGGATGGCTTGAAACTTCCTTTACAATAACTTTAGCGGGTATATGCCTCAACAAATATGAAACAGAAGAAATAATGTTTTTCAGTCTATCTTCTGTTTCGATTCTTGTGGGAATGAGAAAAGTTAAATCCATCATACCCTAACAACCTCACGTTTAACTTTTATTGTTTTTGGAAAATAATATCCAGATGCATCTAAATGCTGCAAAGATGGACCAAACCAAGGATCGGGCATAAAAACTACTTTATCTTTATTTTTGCCCAAATAAGACATCCACCAAGAAAAAGTACTATTAGCAATTATAAAATCATCACACAAAGACCCAACACACATATCAAAATGAGGTTTATAAATTTTATCTTCTTGAATATCAAGAAAAATGCAATTACTTCCCAAAAATACTGTTTTACACCATTCAATATCATCGGAAATAATTAAGTATTGTCGGTCTTTACCAAGGGATTCGATACATTGAAAGTAATAATTTTCCGTACAAACAGCATGATGATCTTGAAATTTTATAAAATCTCCCCTTCTAACATTGATACAGACTGAATTATTAATTTTATTTTTTTTATGATAATTTAAAGCCGATTCTAAAATAGAATCTTTAAAAGTGTAATCTTTCTTTACTTCAGAATCAGCATTTTCAAAATACTTATAACTTTCAAGATGTCCATGTAAACTTGCATTATCCGGACATTCATTAAAAAGATCTTCACAAAATTCGTGCTGATGAACTTCAATTTCATATCCATCAATTTGACCAAATCTTCCGTCCAAATATTCCAACTTAAACAGATGCTGGAGTTGGTGATATACCGTTACAATATTTCCATTTTCACATTTATCAAACCAAGTTGCTTTTGAATGATCTGGGATACAATGTTCATATCCAATATTTTTTGCAATCCCAACCAAAGATGCATATTGGAACATCTGATTACCCAATCTTCCCATAGAACCAAGATTGTTCATTCCAATCATATCAATCTCCCTTTATTACTCTATAACTATCTTCATCAAAATGTTGTGTAGAAAATTCAAATAATTCAGTATCTTCAAGAGCAATCATTTGATGTCTAAGACCCCTATAGACATGAAAGATATCTCCGGGTCGGAGAATTTTTTCAAAAACAGGAGAATCAGATTCCGAATACTTTAAGAGTATTTTGCCACTTTGAATATAAAATGTCTCATCTTTTAAAATATGGTAGTGCCAAGAACACTTTTTACCTTTTACAAAATATAAAAGTTTACCACAATATTCGCTATTGTTAACTATCCATTTTTCAAATCCCCAACCTTTAGGGACAAATTTAATTTCCGAAGAAGTCATCAGAGTTAATTCCTTTGTCGTCTATGTAATAATCGCCAGAAGGTTTACCAAGAATCAGATTATGATATTTACATCCCCATAACCTTAATTGAAGTTCTGTAATATCAAAAAATCGTGATTTTGCCATATCGGCATTGTCAAAATACCGACCCATTCCTCTGGCAGTAAAATAAGTAATATGATGTCCTTCATCATACAGTTTATTTATTTTTTCTATTCGACTTTGAATTGGAGTAGCAGATTCGTATTTACCATCTACATTTGCGCAGATTGTTCCGTCAATATCAACTATGTATTTCATGAACTTTTTTAATAATATTAGTTGTTGAATAATTTCCAATGCGATTAAAGAATTTAACTTCCTTTGCAAATTGACTACCTACCACATCGCCACTTCTCCAATCACCACCGACTAAAAGTAGGTCTGGACTATAAAGTTCAATGAGTTGTTCCAGTTCAACTCTACTCCCAAAAGGCAAAACCAAATCAATATATTTAATTGATTCTAACATAGTCTTCCTAAAAAATAAAGAATTGATTGGTCTGTCCAATCCCTTATCAGTTTTAACTTTATGATCTTCATCTACACCCACAATTAAACGATCGCCAAGAGATTTGGCTACTTTAAAAAGTTCAATATGTCCCGGATGTAAAATATCAAAACATCCATTTACCCATACAGTAATCATTTCAGATACTCTTCAACTGTAATAAACTTATAATTACCCCACTCCTTTTTAGCACAAGTATAATCTTGATACTTACCCTTCAAATGGTCAGGAAATGGAATATATTCCACTTCACCATTATATTTCCTAGCAACACATTCTGCAACATGATAGAAACTTACAGGATTACTTGTTCCTAAATCATAAATTCCAGATGGTCTATTATTATTAAGCACAACCTCAACTAAATCTCCAACCCAGATAAAATCTCTCAAAAACTTATCAGATCCTTCAAACAAATTTAACAAACCAGTTTCTTTGATTTGTTTGATGAACTTACTTACAGGACTTGCTTGATCTCCTTTGTTTTGCTCACCATCTCCATAAACATTGAAATATCTAAATCCTTGAATATGAGAAAATTTATCAATATTATCAGTAACCCAATAATCTATTTGAAGTTTAGAAATTGCATAGTAATTCAGAGGATTAAAAATACCTTGCTGATTGCCATAAACAGAAGCTGATGATGCATACTTTACGGGTATACCATACTTTATTGCAAATTCAAATAGCAATAAAGTATAATCAACATTCCATTTATGAATTTTATTAATATCAGTTTCAATGGTAGATGAAATTGCTCCCTGATGAAGAATCAAGGAGACATTATCCCATTCTTTAAACTTTCTAAAAAACTGCCAACAATTATGCTGATCCAATTCAACAACATTATCTAATTTGGATTTAAAGTTTTTTCCAATGAATCCACTGGCACCAGTTAGAATAATTAAATTTCCTGCCATTTATCAGTATTCAATTCAGAATTATTACTCAAGCATTATATCACACCTACTCCCATTTGTGCAACAACTTTTGAGGCACATAGATTTGCATATTCAATACTATCTCCAACATCATCAGTCTCTAAAAATTTAACTACAAATGCAGATATGAAAGTATCTCCTGCACCAGATAAATCTTTTACTTCTACTTTCTTTGTTGGATATCTTTTTCCCCGATACTCACAACCCAATCCTCCCATTGTATGAATAATTTTTTCTGATAACTCTTTAGTTAAAAATTGTTTTGAGTTTTCATATTCAACATCATTAATTTTAATGAATCTTGCTTTTTTCACCCAATCTCCAAGAATTTTTTTAGTGTCTATAAAAACATTGTCATGATTAGAACAAATATATTCAATATCTTCTTCTGTTAAAAATCCTTTATTATAATCCGAAATGACAACTACTTCACAATCTAAATCTATTTTTTTAACATTTGCTCTTTTTATTTCTTGAGTGGTATCAACTCTAAAAAACATATGATTAGTTTCTTGATGAACATATCTAGTTTTGGTTAGTTGATACCAATCTTTATTTGTATGAATATCAACTTTTCCATATATACTTTCAATATTTCTACGAACGTTCCCAGCCATTCCCGGATTTTCTCTTTGATCTATGATGTTTAATACTGGAACAGGTGCTTCCGGACATAATCTATTAGAATTACAATATACAAAAATGTCTCTGCAACTTTCACCAATGACTAAAATTTTTTTCACGGTTCTCCAATATAGGGTTTATAAAAATAAGCAATATCATTTGGAGAATGTGGAAGAAAGTGACAGCAATAATAAGCTGATTCGGAACCTACATTTTGTTTAATATTTGTATCATGAGTCTTCATGTATATTTTTTCTTTTGGAAGTCTGTTTGAGGCAAGAATACCACAAAAAGAATCGCACCCAGCATAGTAATCACAATGAGATGCTAAATTCACGACAAATTTAATATCTGGATTAATAAACAAAGAATAATTTGTTAAAGGTACATCAATTTCACAATCAGATACCACAATAACTTTTAATCCAGTAGTATTTGATAATTTTTCAACAAAATCCCAATCAGAAGAATCTATAGTAGATATATCATTTCTTGGTCTGGTTGATGTTGGGTAATGAAATAAAATATAATTTCCCATTTCTGGATTTTTAGAATTTCTTATGAAAGAAGAACCATAATAAAATTCATTAAGATCTTTTCCAGATCTGGACATTTTACCAACATCAAGAAATCTTTCTGCAGCATCAACTACTTGAATTTCTTCATTTTCAATACCAAATAATCTTAAACCAATTTGAAAATTATTGGACATATCTGGCCTAAAATGCCAAAAAGGAATAGCAACTGGATCAAGAGTTGCCATTGCTTGTTTGCCAATCTCATCATCAATAACGTGTTGTTTTTTGAGATTGGGATATTCTGGATTATTTTCGAAAAGTGGAATTAAATTTTTACCAAATCTACAAGCCCAATAAATTTCAGAAATACTTTCCTTTTCTTCTGGCGATATCACAGTATCTAGGGACATCATATCACCAATACCAGTACAAATATAGGTTTTCATATAATACCTCAATATCTAGATTTACGTTCAATTAGCATCATTGGCTTTCCACTCTCAACAGCACCACGTACTGCTTTGAGAACATCTACGCCAGTCACAGGGTCAATCACAGGGAAACTCACTGCAGATCTAAACATATTAGTAAAGTCTTGTGAGTGTGTAATCCCAGAGTAGAAAGGTCCAGCATCAGCAGTCACGGCACGAATAATCACAGGAACTTTAAATTCGCCATGAGAAATTCTTTCAATCTTATCAATGTGATTGATAATAGCATCTGCAGCAACTAACATAAAGTCATGACGTTCATAGTAAAGAACGGGAATGAATCCCTCAAATGACATACCAATCGCAAGTCCTGCCATAAGATTTTCGGCAACAGGAGTTTCAAGTTTCTGTTCTTTAGGAACACCCTTAAGAGTTCCCATTGCATCGCCATAAGCAACATTATACCCAATGAAAATAGCGCCAGATTCACCAAGTTCTGTCATGGACTGAACGATAGCATCCTTGTATGAAATATCAGTTTGCTCAATTTCTGGATATACAAACTCCTGAAGAAGGGGGAAATATTCCTCATCAGTTTTCTTAACTGCCTTGGAAAGATCAATCATGCCAGGTTTACGGCAATGAGGATAGGTGCAATTATAAGTATATCGAATAACTGAAGGAGAGTTCCATTCAGGATGTGCTGTCTTGCCCCAACGATCAGAATTACTTGCCTCACAAGACCTATCGTTACTTTCGATTACAAAAGTGCAAGGAAGATCCCACCCATCAACATATCTGATTGCTTCTGCAAGATGTCCATTATCTTCAGTACCATCACCAACAAAGCACCAAACTTTTTGACTAGAACCTTTACGTTTTAGAGCCCAAGCAATACCAGCAGCAATTGCTGGAGTTCCGCCAATAATAGCAGAAAGGAAGAAATTGCGTTGCCTATCGTAGATAAACATGCTTCTTCCATTCAAAATTCTATCCTCCACATCTTCGGGAGGAACTCCATGAAGAAGGGCATGATAATGATTACGATGATTTGAAATTACATAATCATCTTCATTAATGTTTTCAAAAATTTCAATCAGTTTATCTTCATTTCCCCCCGATAAATGAAAAAGAAATGGAAGTTTATTATCGAGATATAGATCTCCAATATGGTCCTCAAAGGCAATCAGTTCTTCCTTAGTCCACTTCTTTCTCATACAAGTTCCTCTGCAATTTTAATCATAATTCTACCAGCATTTCCAGTTTTTAGCAAATTAAATGCATCATTAATCTGGTCTAATGTAAATGTATGAGTTATTAGTTTACTTACATTCAATAGTCCCTCATTATGCAATCTAATATATCGAGGAATATCTTCCTGAGGATTTGTTTTGCCACCTTGTGTTGCTTTAATACTTTGCCCAATACCATTAAAAAGATTGACAGCATTCATTACTTCAACAAACTTTCCTGGGGCAGGTTGTCCCACCAGAATCATTCTACCAGTATTTGATAGAATAGAAATACCTTGACTAATAACTTCAGGAATACCAGTAGTATCAATTACAATATCAACCTTACCTTCAATTTGATCGATAGAAGTATAAAACTTATTTGCACCAATATCAAGGCACATCTGCTCTTTACTGAGATTATTATCCACTGCAATGATAGGACAAGCACTCTTCATTGCTGCTGCCTGAATCAAATTCAACCCAACACCACCAGTTCCAATAACTGCAACACTCTCACCAAACTTCAGATCAACTTCATTATCAATAATTCCCATTGCAGTCGTAAGAGCACAACCAAGAATAGCACAAAGTTCTGGAGGAGTATCTTGAGGAACGCTGGTTAATCTATTTTCAGATACAATCGAATATTCGCTTAGAGTAGTTACTTTACCACTACTCATAGACTTTCCATCAAGAACATAACTTGGGAATGGTGCCTCAATGCCAGTTCCAGGACGCCAGTGCATTACAACCTTATCACCAACCTTAACGGTTGTTACACCATCTCCAACTGCCTCAACAATTCCACATCCTTCGTGCCCCATCAAATGAGGAAGAAACTTAGCATTTCCCTTGTGCCCCCTAATCTCATGAAGTTGAGCACCACAGAGACCACTCACAAGGATTTTAACAAGAACTTGACCTACTTTTAATTCGGAAAGTTCTACATCTTTAATCACAAGTGGTTTATCAATTTCTACTAATACTGCTGCTTTCATAATCTTTAATTAATGTACTTCCATTTTTTACTGCAATGGTCCTTCATATAAGAAAAATCATTTGCTCTATTTTGTGGTGTTGGTTTTGCATAAATGTAAACATCGTCTAAATTAAGCTTTTCTAAAATGTAATAAACAGATGTTTCTACGGTATGAATTTCTTTTGCATTTTCAAATACTTTAATCCAATCAAATAAATTTACATCATCATAAAATTCCATGTAAACATTTTGATAATCATTGCTTGGAACTAAATCCTCTCTAGTTCCATAATTAGGATATGTTCCAGAATTTTTATTGATAAGATTGTATGGTTTTGTTATATCCAAACCAATTCTTTGAATTAAATTATTTTCTCTTTCTTCGTTTCTTTTAAAATTAAAATAATCTTTCCAATCTAAGTAATCAACATTGCAAAAATCATACTTCATATGTCCATGTGCTAAGTTGTTATTATGGCACTTACATACTTTTTGAACATAGTCTGATGTTTGGAGTGGAACAAACAAATACTCATCAGTTTGTTCCATATACATGTTATTTGAATTATAAACATGCTTATATGAAAAATCTAAATTTTCATCAATAAATTCAACATTTTCCGCAATTAAATATTCTTTCAAATAAGAATATATTGACGATACTGGCCAAATGACCTTGTCACAATCAGTATCTGTCAAAACAGATTGTGCTATTTTTTGGCAGAAAAATATATCCCCAATTCCTGCAGGTTGTTTAATTATACAAACTTTATTGCCCATTAATTTTCCTCCACATAGGCACCAAGAACATCGCAATCGGCACCATGATTAGTTTTAAAATCAATAAATTTATATTCAGGATTAATCTCTAAGATTTTTTGTTTTAGTTGTTCAAGGGTATTTGGAAAGTATTCGGGAATATCATCAATCAAAATATTATGAGTTTTAATCTTCGAGGTTTTAATTACATCAAGTTCTTCCAATGTAGGAACACCACCACCTTCAGCATGGGCATCCAACCAAAACAAAGATTTTTTATCAAGTTGAGAAACTATTTCAGGAAGACAATCAAGAGATAATCCATTCCAAAGAAATACATTATCATTTTTTTCAAATTTATTCATACAATATTCATATCTTTTTTGCATAAACTCACAACTTAAAACCTTTTCAAATCCAAGTTCAAGTGCAACTTCTACGCTACCACCAAAATTAGTTCCAGTTTCTACAAAATACTTACAATCTTTTTGAATACCAAAATATTCATAGACATAATACATAGGGTTTTTCCCCTCTGATGCAGCTCTATTGTATAATTCATTAGACATTAAAATAATTCTCCCAAATAAAATCTTCTAAAATTTCCATTTTTTTAACTCTTTCCAAGTTATCTTGGATAGCGTCCATCTTACTATAATACAATTCATCAGAAATGTAAAACTCTTCTGTTAAATCTATAATTCCATCTTTATTGAAATAATTCCCAATATTTGGTGCGCCAAGATAAACGGGAATAGTTCCTGTGGCAAAACAATCTAAAAGTTTTTCTGTGAAATATGTTTCATATTCAGCATTCTCAATCGCAATAGAAAACATATAATTACAAAGACCTTCTTCTTTAGTTGAAATTTCATTGAAACCACGTCCAAAGAAATCAACTTGATCTTTAAGTTTCTCAACCCATTCAAGACGCTTACGATGACCTTCGCACATATTTTTGTTGGAAGCAATCATAGAAATGATTTTTGTTTTATCATATATCTTTAGATCTTTAATCCAAGTTCCTTGTGCAGGAACCCATTTAAATTTATCTGGATCAATCTCAATGAGTTCTTGATTGTGAGTAAAAATGATATCAAACGTATTCATTACTAAATTTGAATTCAACTTAACCCAATCAGTAACTTGGGGGAGAATTGCAGAAGATTCAAGAATCCAGGCATATTTGGGACCAGATCGCGAATCATCAAATGCTAGTCCAATAGCAGAATCGATATAAAAAGTTCCTTCACCCCCATCATCAACCCATTCAGTAAACTTAGAAACTTTTCCCGCCACTGAGCACCTAGGAGCACCAATATAATTAAAAGTATTCCCTACAAGATTAAACTTATGTTTTTGCATTTATTTGTTCCCTAATCCAATTGTAAGTTTTATGAATACCTTCTTCAAGAGATTGAGAATAGTCCCAGCCCAGTTCTTTACGAATCAAATCGTTGTTTGAGTTGCGACCACGAACACCAAGAGGACCATTAATATGAGTTTTTTTAACTACTTTACCAGAAATCTTTTCAGCAGTCTCGACAAGTTGATTAATCGTTACCATTTCTTCCGATCCAATATTCACTGGACCAATGAATTCAGATTCCATCATACGACGAGTTGCTTCAATACACTCATCAATATAAAGGAATGAACGAGTTTGAAGACCATCGCCCCATACTTCTATGGCACCACCTGTTTCGGGGAGGTATGCAACCTTTCTACAGATTGCTGCAGGTGCTTTCTCTCTCCCACCTTCCCATGTTCCTTCTGGACCAAAAATATTATGATAGCGAGCAACTCTAACAGGAATACCATAATTCCTGTGATAAGCAAAATACAGGCGTTCTGAGAAAAGTTTTTCCCACCCATACTCAGAGTCTGGGTCTGCTGGATAAGCAGTCTCTTCACGACAGTCAGGATTGTCTGGATCTAGTTGATTATATTCTGGATACATACACGCAGACCCAGAATAGAAAATTTTAGTTTTATTTACTTCTTTAAAGTCATTAAGTTGACGCTGTGCTTCAAGAACATTCAAATTAATTGATACTGAGTTGTGCATAATATCTGCATCATTCTCGCCAGTAAACACAAATCCTGCTCCACCCATATCAGCAGCAAACTGATAAATCTCATCAAAAGTATCAATATACTTTGAAGGAACAAAATTATAAAAATTCCTATAAGGACCTTTATATTGAAGAACTCTTTCTACAAAATTTAAATCCCGCAGATCGCCAATAATAAATTCATGCGATTCGCTTTCAGAATATTCTGGAAGTTTAAGGTCCACTCCACGCACCCAATACCCCTCTGCTCGCAGTCTCTTTACCATGTGGCTTCCGATAAAACCACCAGCACCAAGAACAAGTGCTGTTTTCTTATAATCACTCATGATGTCTAGTTTTATAGAGGTTAACAATTTCTTCTATGTATTCTATCATAGAATCAGTAATTACAGGAGAACATCCAACAAAAAATACATTGTCCAAAACTTTCATTGCATTCGGATAATTAAATGCAGATTCTAAATGCCTATAAGCAGGATGTATAAGGAGATTCCCTGCAAAATAATTTCTGGTTTGAATTTTATTATCTTCCAGGAATTTAACAAGTTCAGTTTTATCTCTATCACAGATAATAGGAACACCAAACCAACTTGTTTCCGCATCTGGGAGTTCACCAACAACGCGAACTCCAGGAATTGTTTCAAAAATTTTATGAAGTCTTGATTTGTTGAATCTACGTTTTTGATGAATTTCATCAAACTTTTTAAGTTGAACAGATCCAATAGACCCAACCATATCAATCGGTTTTAAATTATAACCAATTTGACCAAAAACATATTTGTGATCGACAACTTTATCATAACCAATAAGCCAATTATCAAATCGTTTCCCACAAGTTCCACAACTTAAAAGGTTTTGAGACCCCACACAGTAACAATCTCTACCCCACCAAGCAAAACTACGAGCAAGATCTACAACTTCTTTGATGTTTGAAGATACCATACCACCTTCAATTGTAGTGATGTGGTGTGCAGGATAGAAAGAACATGATGCTGCAACTGCATGATCAGTTAGATACTTTCCTTTCCACTTACTACCCAAACTATCACAATTATCTGCGATTAGGTGAATATTATATTCATCACATATATTAAGAATTTCATCATAATTATATGCGTTTGCAAGAACTGGAGAAGAAAATAATGCTCTAGTTTTTGGAGTAATCTTGTTTCTTATTTGTTGCAAATCCCAATTAAGATCTTGATAATTAATATCAACAAATACTGGTTTTAAATTATTCTGAATTATTGGATTTAGTGTGGTAGGAAACCCACAGACTGAGACGATAATTTCATCATCATCTTCCCAAGAAAAATATTTTTTAAGTGCAGCAATCATCACAAGATTTGCAGAACTTCCGGAATTTACCATTACAGAATGTTCGAAGTTAAACTTTTTAGAAAACTCCTTTTCAAACCTATTAACACTTTCTCCAGAAGAAAGCCATTTTCCAGTAAAAAGGGTTTTCAGAGCTGCTTCAATTTCTTGGTTGTCCCAGTATGGACCAGAATAAAAGATATTACTTTCACCCTTTACATAATCATTGTTATAAAGATACGGAAAGAAGTTATCTTGCGTATCAAATAAATTATCAATAAATTGTTTTACTTGTTCTTTCATATTCATTCCACAATGTAAGAAAAATTTTCTTCTAAACAACCTTGCCATGCCATCTGCAAAATTCTCTCAAACCAATGTGCCTCAATTGGATTATTATTATAATCAGTATAATGCATCATTTTCTTATAAAAGTTTTTGCTATATTTCAAAATACAATTTTTAGGGACGGCATAATTAGCACCAGGAGAAAAACTAAGAAACTTAGGAATATCATCAATAACAAAAAGATCCTGAATAAATTCCCTAAGACTAGAAATTCTGGGATAGACTTTTATATTTTTAATTTCCTCAGATTTTTCACCTTCGATTCGATCTTCCCATTCCATTGGTTGTGCAAACCAATTATCATTTACCAAATATGGGAAATAAGAATCGCATAATGTTCCACCATCAATTGGAACAAACCAATTTGACTTAAGAGAATAAATGAATCTTTCTTCAGTTGTATATTTTTTTTGAAGAAGATTCCCTTTGATATGTATCATCATATCTGGTAGATTATCATAATGATCAAAAATATATCTCCCAATATCATAAGGATTTGATCCAACATTTGGAGATTTTATTACTTTTCCTAGATGATCTATTTTTGATTTTTGGGGAAAATCATCAGGAGTTCGGTCATAAATGATAATGTTTTCTGGCGAAAACCCATATTCATAAGTTAGTTTCAACCATTCTAAATCATGATTTGCATGATTACTAACTACTAAAGTTTTAGATATGCTCATCAACAAATAATAATTTTCTAATATTCTACCATATCACAAATCATCTGTAAACCCTGCTCAAATTTCATTTGACATGAAAAATTAAGAAGATTTAACTTATCTATATTTAATGTCATATTTTTGACTTGTATGAATTTTTGATCCGATGGCATGGGTACATCTATAATTTCACTTGAACTATTAACGATTAATTTCGCAGTATTAATAATTTCTCGGAAAGAAAAGGATTGTCCAGAAGCTATGTTATAAATTTCATTAATATTTTCAGAATCTATAATCAACTTTATAGATTTACATATATCTTCCACAAACATATAGTCTTTCAAAAAATTCCCACCATCATAGAGTTTGATTTGTTTATTTTCTTTCAAAAGTCTTACCATATATGCAAGAACATTCTTTCCCGGAGAAATTGTTTTATCTAAACCATAAACATTACCAATTCTAAAAATTCTATATTTAATTTTAAAAGTTTCGCAAAAAGAAATTAAAAGTTGTTCTGCACACCTTTTAGTAATAGAATAAAATCCTGTTGGATTACAACAATCAGATTCTTTGGCATCTAAAATATCATTACCATAAACAAATCCAGAACTTATAAAGTTAATGGTTATATCCCTACCCTTACAGTTTGAAAGGAAGTCTACAAAAATTTTTAAATTTGTATCAATATCAACATGAAGATCATTAAAAACATTTTGATTAGTAGTGGTACTTATAAAATAAAGAACCTCCTTAGTACCAAAATCTCTTGATTCTCTAGGAATTATAACAGTATCTTCTGAATATAACTTACAAAAAGTATTTCCTATAAACCCCGTTCCACCAAAAACAGATATTTTACCAGTCATATTTTTCACACTCATCAAATGTTTTTCCAAGTTTATCCTTTGAGGACAAAATAGGATCTTCTATATTTTTCCAATCAATATTGGGAGTTGTATCATTCAACCTTGCAAGATTAATTAACTATGTGGGTAATCTTGAACAGATTTTCCACCGTCATTAGAATAATCATTAATATAATATCCAAAGAAGTATGGGGGAGTATGATACAATTCTCTATGAGTCTCTTCCAATAGATTTTTATCTCTTACAGATTCAAACCAAACATGTTCTATATTTACTGAATTTTCAAAACGATAAAGTTCATTCCAAGAGAAAGTTTCTCTAAAAAAATCAACGTCAAAAAAACATGTATGGAGTCCAAAAGTAACATCATTTCCCCATTTTCCAGTAACTAATTTTTTATTAGTTCCCCTACATTTAGAAATTATATCATGATAATCTAAATCTGGGTTATTATCGTAGGCAAGTTTAAGGACATGTTTAAATTTTTTCGGTAATACATCTAAAGCGTTATGAAACGACCTAAGTTCTGCAATACCATGATTTCTATTATGATTTGAAGGAATTCCATTTACCGAAAAACTATTGTCAGAATCATATACAAATATATGACAATAATTTTGTGTATCTAAATCTATTGGAGAATGGGATGCAAGAATAACAAAATGTCCAGATTCAAATAAATTTCTACAAAGTATTTTTGTCATCTTTCTTTGAACTTCTTCATGCTCACCAGCACAGTAAGTTGTAACTAAAACAGCAGTATCACTCATATCGTTAAAAAGTTAAAGAGCATTTATGTGAGTTTTAAGTCATCGCAGGACTTTGAGCACAGTTACATGCCCAGCATGGAATAAATCAAATGAACCCAAATTAAAATCAATTTTCATACGAAAAATATTTTTTTCCATTATACCAAAAAAGGAGAGTTTATGCAACTCTCCCGTCAGGTCTTTCATGCACGCCACTTGCCCTTTGACTGGAGGCAAGAAACCAGGCGGGAGAGAGTCCCATCCGCACCAACGTCATTTGAGAGATGCCGTAAACTCATAGAGGGTCATATTTGACTCCACCACCTAGTTTTGGGAAACTAGGAAAATTTGGGATAGTTTTGCAAGTTCATTCACAGAAAAGAATGCACATAAAACTAAAACATCATAAAGTTTTAGTTTAATTGCAAACGGTATAGTTAAAGTGCCACCAATAAACTTTACCAGCAATCCCCATTTAAAATCTCCCCATAACATGATTTGATAACCAATAATGAGGAGAATATTGCCAAGATATCGTAAGATACTTGTTTTAGACATAAGGGGTTTTGCTCCCGACCAGTGCGCTTTTAAAGTCATCCCGAGACTATTTAACTAATCAATCCCAATCCAAAATATCATCAGAATCAATATAACAAGGTTGATTAGTCAACCATTTCGCATATTCAATATCTTCCATTGCAGTAGAACATTGCATAGAATTATCAAACAAATAAACGTCATTCCACCTTTTAGAATAATAATCTTGTGTTTGAAGACGGTAATCAGGTTTGCCGTTTAGTTCAATAATTCCACGTTCAACAAACCTAAATCCTTCACGTTCAAGAAGAACTTTTGTCATGCAACCTCAACAGATTCAAGATCAGAAAGAACATATTCCATAAGCATTTCATAATCATCCAGAGGATCACCAGAGAATACTACACCTTCTTGCTCATAAAAACGACGAACTTTTTTAAAGAGTTTTGGATTCTTTACATCAAGATAGAATTCGCCATTAGCAGCACCACGAAGGGTTTGAACGTCTTTCTTAAATTTAGAAGTGAGAGTCATTGTTTTGA